AACACTTCTTGCCGGCATTTCAATACTTTCACACATCATACCAACAGTTCTTGCCAATTCTTGGCCGCCTATGTCATTTATACCTTGTTTCGCTACGGCTCTTGCTTCTATTTCTTCGTTATCTGATCCTTCACTGTTGTTACCTAAAACTATGTTATTTGGCATATTAAATCTAACGAGATAACGAGTAGGTCTAGCCATACCCTCACCTTGACCAATATTAGCCATAAATCGGCCTATTGTGCTTTCACTAGCACCAATACTTTTACCTGGAAGTTCAGCAGCTCTTTTTAAAATACCACCTGTTGTCAAAGTGTTATCTCTAGGAAGACCAATTCTTATATCTTGGCCAAATATTCTCGTTCCACCTCTGAGTACGGCCATTAAATCATTCCTCTACTATCAGCATAAACTCTACTTGTTCCTGCCTTTTTGAATTGCTGGACAGGAAGATAAACGGCCAATGCCGCTTCATCAAAGTCTATTCTTAAAAATTGTGATCTTACGTGATTATACAAATATTTCTTTATTGTTGGTTTAACTAAATTAATGTTTTTTACACCATCATAACTAGCGTCAATCTTTGTTTTTTCATTTAATCCACCAGTAGCAAACTTTTGCATACGTTCTAGTAATTTAAATCTTAACATTGGTGGTAAATAATGAAAGTTCATTCCCATAAAACCACCTTTAATTGGTTCTAAAGGTAAGACTAACGGAAATGTATCATAGTAAGGTAATGTCTTTTTAAACTTTGGATCATAAAAGAACATATTTAATCGGCCAACACTAGGTCTACCAATTAACTTACCTTGATTCATTAACTTTCTAGCAGTAATTCTATCAGCAAGTGAAGATACATTATTTCTGTACCAATTTGCTGATTTTCTTATACCACCTTGTTTATCTACTAATGGGTCTAAAATACTTGCCATATCTATATTTATACGCTGAAAATAAAAAAAGAGGCCGTTATTTCTAACGGCCCCTTAAAGCATTCAGTTAAGAGAGAGATTTACTCTTCCTCAGCCAATTTACTAAAGTAAGACAACGTATCGTCATCATCACTTGACTCAGGTTTAGAGTTAACCGGAGTGCTTTTCACCGAACCGTTGGTCTGAGGCGGGAGGCTTACATTCTCAACGGTACTGGCGTTTCTATCACCCGTAATTACCCTATTCAGTTTCTCTTTGAGTTCATCATAGGTTTTAAAATTACTAGGGTCAACGAAAGCTTTTAAAGCGTGTTGTTTTGACCAGATTTCTTTAATCTTATCATCACTTTCAGCAATTGCTGATACACTCTCAAATTCAGACTTATCATAGTTCCAATAGCCATCAACTTTTCTAATCTTCAACTTGAAGTTAGCACCTTTCCAAAAGTCAAATGGATTGATTGGTGTTTCATCATCAAATGCCGGTTGCATCGCTTCAGTAATCTTATCAAATATCTTTTTACCGAATTTGTATAATTTTACTTGACCTTCATTTTCTGGATGTTTTGGATCACTTACTACTAGGATATTAGCATGATATGATAATTTTCTTTTTCTCTTACGAGCAATTTCTTTATCACTATCTAAACCAGTATTCCATAGTCTTGTATTTTCTTCACTAACAGGATCTTTTTGACCAAGTGTTGTTAGAGAGTTTTCAATAAACCAACCCCCTTTGTCTTGGAAAGCATGTGACCATACTCTTTGCCAAGGTAAGTCTTCACCCTCAACTGATGGTAAGAATCTAATAACAGCATAGCCGTTACCAGTTTTATCCATCTCTGGTTTCCAAAATCTATCGTCCTGATATTTGTTTTTATTTGATTGATCTTCTGGAGCAAGGTTTTGCTCTAGTGCTTTTGTTAGTTTGTCAAAGTTACTTGACGAGCTTTTTAACGTTTCGAAATCCATATTATATCTCCTTTGTATGTTTCGTATTGTTGTATTTGTGTTACCTGTTTAATCGGTATCATTTTTATTTATAAGACTTTTTTTGTCTTTCTTGTTGTTTCACCCACTTTTTTAATTGATTGGGATCATGTTTAGGAAGACTCTTATTCATCCTATAATTCTTGTACTTTTCACACCAATTTACTATGGTGTCTAAAGTTCTATAAATTATATTGTCAAACATATGTCTATATTATATCACACTTTACTAAATTTGTCAAGTGTCCTTTCAAACGACATATACTCTAAATTCTTTAAACCAGCCCATTCGTTTATAGGGGAGCTTACTGGTGTTTTACCACTATTTCCATCTGGATTGACTTTAATAAACTTAACTTTAGGATATTCCGTCATTAAAGTTTTCCATTGATTAATCCAATTAACAGATGGTATTGGTGAAGCCTCTGGTACTCCATAATACTTTGTACCCTTGTACATATTATTAATTTTATGAGTGTCGCTGACTAAATCGTGTCCAATTAAATATAACTCTTGCAAATTCTTTTCTCTTATTAACGCCACTCTTCCACTAGAAGCACCACAAGCCCAACCACTATCTCGTTGACCTTCAACTAAATCATCTAAAGAGTTTGCCTTATCCTCTGGACTAGTCCAACTTACATAGGTACTTGTGTGATTAATATTCTTTTCAACAACTTCTTTTTTATTAGATTTTGATTTTAATATTTGTACTTTGCCAGCAAGATTGGAACCATGAAATACAAACTCTTGTTTATCATCTCGTTTGTTTTCTAATTTGTTTGATTGGTACTTGTCAATTAATTCTTTATCTTCATTCTTCATATTACCATAGACTAATGTATCGTATGTTGGTGCTGGTATTCTAGTCCAATTTCTTAACCAAGTTTCATTCTTATCACAATAACCACTTTGATATATCTCGTGCATGATTCCATGGTCAACTGCTGTCAATACATCAGGTGTAAAATCTCTATACAAAGCATTACAACCATAAGTTCTCCCATGAGGTTTTAGTATTCTTAAATCAAATGACTTTCTACTTTCACCATTACCTATACAAAATACTTTACTCATTTACAAAGACTTCTTTCATAATCATTTTACATTCTGTTTCATTAAATCTCATAAATGGTTTTAATCTGGTAAGCGTAGATGAGATTTTAGGCCATACAACTTTCTCGGTAATTTCTTTAGTCCAATTCTTACTAAACGATAAGAAGTGGTCAAACACGATAGCGGTTTGTAAGGATAATTTCTTTTGTATAAGTAATCGTAAAAATCTAGGATGTTGTCCGCTATGGCATAGAAAACCATCATCAAAAGAAATACCACGAGCATGAAAGTCATTAACAATAGATGTACAATCACTTCTAAAGTGGTAGATAAAGGATTCTTTACGTTTCTTATAATCCAGGAACACATCTTTACCATCTCTTTGTAAAAGGTTACCAATCCATCCCTTACTATCTGAAGCAAAGTTTGCAACAAAGAAATCAAGTATATCATTTTGTCCATATTGTTTGCTTAACTTGTAAAAGAAATAACGATCATTTCTTTTTGTAAATGTTTCAAGTTTAACGTTAACCTTTCCTTCATATTTGACATAATCATAAGTTTTTGTTGTGAAGTGTAATTTAACTCCCAAATATACTTTAAATACATAAAAACCATCATACATACTAAATTGGCAATTGGCCACATTTAGGATATTTTAACATTCTCTTGTTTGTAGCTTCTAACTTGATCTTTTCTTTTAATGATTTTGATATTAATGGTTTTGCTAATGATGGATCAATATCATTTTCTTCACAATATAAGATTACAGCGTCTATATAAGTTGTTCTCTTTTCTTTTACTATACTTTCGATCTTTAAACTAAATTCTTTACTATTCATTGAAGTCCGATCTAACTATATGTTTTCTTAAAGCTCTTAATAGTCTTTCCATATTGTCAATAATGTCAATTAGGCCTTTGTCTGTTATGTAGTGCTGTTTGTCTTTTAACTTGTCGTATTCTTTTAATGAAATTGACACCATCGGTGATGGTGATGTAGCTTCGTTTTCGTAACTTGCGTCTTCCGATCTATCGTCTGTCATTATATTCTCCTATTATATAAGTGTAGGTTACTCACTCTCGCTTTTACCTACACAGTTGCAACTCTGTTAATGTATCATACTTATTTGTTTTTGTCAACCTTTATTTGGTATTTCAGTAACTAAATCAAATGTATGAAATAAAATACATCTTTCAAGGTTACTTGGTATATCTAATACAGCAACATTTTCAGTTAAGTCTTCGTTTACCATATACGTTAACATAAACACTGGTTCACCGTCTTTATTCATACCTGTTCTACCTAACGATAGATGAAAAGGTTTAAAACCATTATAGTCCAAATACTTTTGTATATTATCTGGAGTTCCACACAACGCTGGTAAGTTTATCATATAAAGTTCTTCATTAGCATTTGCTGATAACACAAATAAACTAAAAAAAAGTCCTATTATTGTTTTTTTCATTTGCCCTCTTACGATAAAATATGGGCCACTTTTTTGACTAACTTGCTTTTATTTTATCTTTGTTTAGTTCTTCATAATATTTATAAAAACCATCAATTGCTTGTACAAGGTCTTTCTCATAATCTTTACGTTCTTTTATAAAGATTTGTGATGTTCCGTCTTCACTGGCCAACATGATTACTATTTGTTCAATAGGTGTACCAAAAGTTTCTTCATACATCATAGCATAAGCCGTACATTGCATAAAATAATTATCAATCCAACTCTCTTGTCGTTCCTTATTGGCTGTTTTGAAATCTATTACTGATAGTTTACCATTATATTCGGCAACACAATCTACTTGACCAGCAATTGTAAGTTTATGACTAAACATAATTGCCTCTAGTAAATGTATATTATCAATCTGATCTATGTATGGTTTTAGTAATTTAAACAATCCAAGTGGCAATACAGCTCTAATACTTGGTGTTTCATTTTTGATATATTGTTCAACTAAAGTATGGGTTGCTTTACCTCTACGAGCCGCTCTGCCCATTTCCCATTGAGCAACCTTTTCACCAATTGCATCTCTCCACTTTTGTAGGCCTTCTTTTTTAAGAATACCTAATACTGTTGTTACAGATGGATAGGCTTTACCATTAATATCATAAAATCTAAAACCGTCAACTGATTTGCCTTTGGTTTTAGGTAGAACAGTTTTATCTAGCTCTACAAACTTAAACTCTTTTTTCATATTATATTCACTTTCATTTATTGTATCATCATATTATATCATAATCCAGTTACAAAGTCAAGTCTAGGTTGACCGGTATAACTGTAGATGGTCTTCTATCTTTTCAGGTGAGTTTCTTAACTCTTCCCGTTTCTCTTTTCAGTTAGGATCGTAATTTTCGTATTTGGTTTTACCAGCGTCATCACGGTAAGCACGTAAAATCTGTTTACGATTTTCACCATCATTTCTATATGAACAATGAATCCACCCACTGTTTG